TTCACGGCGTTGCAACGCACGCCGAGCGGCCCGAGCTCGAGCGTCTCGATCCCGGGCGCGGGATCCATCCGTGCCGCGATGCAGACGACGTCAAGCCGCGCAGTGTGCGTGCAATAGCTCGCGGGGAGGAGCCACGGATTCCCCCAGACGAGGAGATACGCGGGAGGAGTGACGGAGTCGACGACGTCCGGGAGGACGGTCGCGTCCTCCGGAGCGGGCGACGGTTGCGCGAGCGCGTCGGCAACGCGGAGACGGAGGTCGGAGAGCGCGTTTGCGCTCACGCGATCCCGAACGTCTGGACCAGCGGGATCAAGTCCGCGGCGTGACGTGCGAAGCCGTCGCGCGGCGCGGCGAGCACTCCTGTCGCGTCGAATCCGACGACGCCATACGCGGCATCGTTCGCCTTGTACCACTCGACTCCGCGCGCGATGCAGACCATGTGCGCGAGGGGGTCGCCCGCGGGGATGGGATCCAGCGGGTCGCGTCCGCATTGATGGTCGATCTCCGCGGACGCGGCCGCGACGGACTTCTCTAGAAGGTCCTGGTTTTTCGGAGAGACCGAGACGCGTAGCGCCGCGGCGAGATCGTCGGGCGACGCGTAGGTCGCCGCGAGGGACTCCTCCGAGACGAAGACGACGTACACCGCGCGGTTGTTTCGGAGACTGTCCCCGCTCACGCTCAACGCGACCGGGACCTCGTGATATCCCGTCTTCGCGGTCGTCGAGCCGATGACGTCGTACGTCTGGAACGCGCTCGCGTCCTCGACCTCGCGAATCCGGATCACGTTCTCCGGGAGAAGCGCGGCGAGGATCGGAGTCACGTCCGTTCCCTCCGCGTCCTGGTCCGAGATCCAGAGGAGCGACTCCGTCGCGTCGATCCGGACCTCTCCGAGCGCGGGAGGTTCCGCGGTCGTCGACGACCATCCGTAGCGACGCGACGCGTACGGCATCCGTCACGACGAGGGGGACTCGTCGGACTCTCGCGTCGACGCGACCTCGTCGGCGGGAAACTGTCCGGAGGTTTCGTGCGACGAGGGACCGTCGCCCGCGTCGCGCTTCTCCTCGTTCTCCGGCTGGTCGCTCTCCGGCTGGTCGCTCTCCGGGGTCGGGGTCGGCTGGTCCGGCTGGTCAGGATCGACGTAGGTCATGAGTGCGCCTCCTAGGCGACAGTGAGCTTCCGGAAACCGCCTGCGTCCGTGATCTTGGAAACGAACGCGCCGATGATCCCGACCTCCATCCCGCCGATCGCAGGTTCGACGGCGCGAAGCTCGACCGGCGCGCCCGCGGTCTCCGCGGCGAGGAGCGACGAGGAATCTCCGACGACGACCGTCTTCGCGGGGAGTCCCCCGGAGATGACCAGGCGGAGACCGCCGACGTTCCCCTGTCCCGTCGAGAGGGAGAAGTTCCCCGCGGGAAAGAAGACCGGCGCGACGTTCGCGACGAGACCCATGATCGAGTACCCGGTCGCGATGTCCGCGTAGACCGTGTCCGGACGACGACGCGACGCGGTGTAAATCGCTCCCGCCGCCGCCGTGATCGCGGTCATCCAGTCCGCGAGCGTCGGAGTCGCGGGGACCGCGGGGGTCGCCATGACGGTCGCCGCGGCGAGGACGGTTCCGGTCGCCGCTTCCGTCTGGAGCGCGTACTGCTCCGCCGCGAGATCGAACCAGAGTCCGAGCGCGTCGGGAGTACTCCAGTTGATCGCCTGCCAGGACAGGTCCCCCGCGCCGACGTAGGTGTCCGCGACGACGTCGACGAAAACGACCGTCATCTTCTGGGAGGGAGCTTCCGTCTTCTCCGCCGTCTGCTTGCCAACGATCGGCCGTTGCGTCACGGACGGATACGAGAGCTTCCCGGAGACGAGGGAGACCTTCCGCGCGGAGTCGACGACCGGACGAGACTTGTCGATCACCTGCGCGATCTGGTCGAGGTACTGCGGACGGATGAGACCGGGGACGTCGGCGGAGAGAGTGTTCGCGACGGCGCGCTCGATCCGCTCCGCCGCCGCGGCGCGTGCGCCGTTCCCGACGCGCTGCGCGATCTGCTCGTAGCGCGAGACGATGACGTCACGCGCGTACTCCGCGAAGGTCCGATAGATGAGCGTCTCCCCGGGAGGGGTCCCGGGAGGAGCGCCGAGCGGCGTGACGGCCGCGGCGGGAGCGGCGCGAACGTGCGCGGCGCGGGTCCGCTCGATCTGCTCGACCGCTTCGATCTGCGGATCTAGCTCGCTCTCGATCCGCTCATGACACCGCGAGATCAATTCAAGCTCTGCGGTCGAGAGATCGCGGTCGTTCGCCTCCGCGTCCGCGGTGACGGAGTCGACCTGGTCGAGGAGTGACGTCCGATCGGTGTAGAGACGATCGAGAACGGGATTCGGCATGACGACGACCTCCGGAACGCGCGGGGATGCGGGCGCTTCGTTCCGAGGGGTCGGGTCGGGTACCGAGGGGTCGGGCGCTCCGAGGAGATCGCTACCGAGGGGTCGGCCCGGTGGTCCGAGGGGTCGTCGTTAGCGGTCCCATCGTGCGCGCAGGCGGTCGTTTCTTGCAAGCGCGCGCGCGATCTCGTCGTGACGCGGACCGCTCCGGAGCGCGAGGACCTCCGCTCCGTCGTAGGACGGCGACGCGGTGATCGCGACGTGATCGAGGAGGAGGAGCCGCCGCTCGACGACGCCGTCCACAATCCGGGACCCTTGCGGATGCAGCGCAGCGGAGACCGAGAGTCCGGTACACGCGCCGGAGCGGATGATCTCCAGCGCGTGATCCCCCAGCGCGCCCGGGAGGACGCGGAAGGTTCCATGGAGACCGTTCTCCCGCTCGACTAGCTCCGTCGCGGGACCGATGACGTTCCCCAGGTCGGTCCGGTGCTCGTAGTTGAGGAGAACGCGGTTCGGGGCGCGGGTCGAGCGCCGGAACGCGCCCGCGCGGATCACTTCCTGATACGACGGACCGCCGTCCTCGACGGTCGCGACGACGTCGTAGGGCGCGCAGAGACCGACGATCGTCCGTCCGTCTCCGACCTCGACCGGACCGGAGTACCGGCGTTCAATGATGCCTTCGCGTACGTCGTCAAGCGTGATCGTCGTCATGCTCCGATCTCCTCGATCTCGTCGTCCGGATCCACCGCGGGGACCTGCGCGAGCGGGGGACGGTTCTCCAGGTCGCGGACCTCGTCGACCGTCTCAAAGCCTGCTTCTAGCGCGATCTTGTGCGCCTGGTAACGGTCGAGTGTTTGCGACCGGAGGAGAACGTCGGGGACGAAGCGGAGCCGTTGGCCGCGAGGAATCCAGGCGGAGAAACCGCGCTCCAGGCGGACCGCCATCGGCATGAGCGACGTGGTCCAGAGACGGATCATCTCCCCTTCGACCGTCGCGTACGTGAGCGAGTCCCCGGTCGAGCCGCCGACCATGTACGGCGGGAGACCGAACATCGTCGCGATGTCGGTCGCGTTCCACTTGCGCGTTTCCATCAGCTGCGCGTCCCGCGCCGAGAGCGCGAGGGGCGCGTACGTGATCCCTCCGGAGAGCACCGCGGGGACGGAGCGGGAGCGACCGACCGACGTCGCCCATTGCGTCTGGAGGTCGCCCGCTTGCTTTTCGTTCAAGCGCATCGGATGCGTCAGCACCGCGGGGGGAGAGGGATTCGCCATCATCTCCGACGCGAAGTAGTTCGCGGCCCACGCGCCGGAGAGCGTCCCCCCCGGGTAGGCGTTGGCGTCGAGGATCCCGACGCCGCGGAGCGCGCCCGGGGGACGCTGCCAGCGGAGATGGAGAAGCTCCAGCGGTCCCGGATTGATCCAGAGGAGATCCAGACCGTCGGAGCGGTAGCGGTACGTCGGGAGACCACGCTCGTCGTAGTCGGTCGCGACGAGGTTCGGGTCGAGGACGACGAAGCTCGCGGGGAAGCCGGACGCGTCGTAGCTCGTCGGCACGCCGTAGGCGTTGCCGCGGAGGAGCAAGCTCCAGAGGATCTGTCCGATCTCGTCGGTCCAGCCGACCTCCGCGCCCGCGGGATGGACGACGAACGGCGGGAGGTCGAGCCGTTCCGTCTCACCGCGGAAGCGCTGGACCGGCATCGTCCCGATGAGGTCGGAGTAGACCGCGAGAGAGCGGTAGACCGCCGCGATCGAGAGCGCCATCCGCTCCGACACGGCGACCGGACCGGGCGAGGTCGTCGGATCAGACTGGAGGAGCACACTCGTATACGGCCCCTGGAAGAGGCTGTACCAGGTTCGCGAGATCCTCCGGCCCCAGGTGACCCGCGCATCCTCGACGCGGCTTAGAACGGCGCTCACGGGCCGATCGTGGCACGCGACAAGCGCGTTAGCCATGACGCGCGCGTTTCGTCTCACACTTACGCGCGGAAGGTGTTACGAAACGCGTCAGTAGATCGCGGGGAGCGGCGTCTCGCTCTGTTCCCGGGCGCGGAACCACGCCATCCGCGCCGCGCGCGCGGCGTCGATCTCCCCGCCGTCGTCGGGCGCGTCGAGTCGGAGCGAGCCGTCCGGATTCGCTCGACCGACGACCGCGCCGACGTGCGCGGCGAGCATCGGGTCGTGGTCGTGCGCGATGCGTCCCTCGACGATGGCGCGACGAAAGTCGGTCGAGGACGCGACGTCGAGGTCGTTCCGTTGCGACGACCAGACGGTGAGCGGGAGACCGAGGTCGCTCCAGCGGCGGACGAGCGCCGAGCGGATCCGGGGCGCGATGACGATCTCCCGGACGTTCCAGCGGAGAAACGCCTGCTCGACCTTGTCGGCTAGCTCGTCATCGTTCGCGGTGTCCGCGCCCCAGGCGAGGAAGATCTCCGAATCGAGGGACGCGCCGACGATCGCGATCGACGAGGTCCAGGTCCCCGCGAGTCCGAGGACGATCTCCGCTCCCTCCGGCGGTGGCGCGGCGTAGGGGAGCGCGTCCCAGGCTCCCGCGGGGAGCCACGACGCGACCGCTCCCTCCAGCCATTGTCCGAGCCGGTAGGAACGAAACGCGATCTCGTCGACGGTCGCTAGCTCCGTCTCCAGGACGTCGGGGAAGAGGATCCCCGCCTCGATCGCGGGATTCGCCTTCCGCCATTGCTCCCGGTCGTCGAGCGCGCATCCCGGGTCGGCCGCGTACTCGATCCAGGGGATCGCTCCGTCGAGTCCCCGCTCCCGGAGGACGTAGAGGGTCCGCGCCTGCGCTTCCGGCGCGGGAGTACCGATCGCGAGGACGAGGGACTCTGCTCGCTTCCCCGCGCCTTGCGCCAGCGCGTTGAACACGTCGACCTCGACGGTCTCCGCTTCGTCGACGAGCGCGATCGTCGGATTGAGACCCTGGAGCCGCTCGACGTCGGCGGGGAGGGGGATCACTTCGCCCCGGTTCCAGATGGAGACGATCTTGCGTTCCGTCGAGGAGTAGACCGCGCAGCGCGACGAGATCTCCGGATGAAGCTCGACGATCCGCGAGAGCGGCGCGAAGAGGGTCCGTCCCGCCTGGAGCGAGTTATACGCGGTGATCGGCACTTGTGGCATATCGTCGTGATCGCACGCGGCCCAGAGACCGACCGCGGCCCAGAGCGTTGACTTCGCGTTCCCGCGCGGGATCTGCAATCCCCCGGTGCGGACTCCCGGCGCGAGAAGCTCTTCGATCGCGTGTTTCTGGAACGGCGCGAGCTTGCAGAGTTTCCCCGCGTTCGCGCCGCGGGGGATCACGACGTAACTCTCGATCCAGCGGATGCAGCGCGCGTGGCGCGCCTTCGTGCGCCATGACCGCCACGGCGGACGCGTCGCGTCGAGGATCATGTCCCGCGCCGATCGACGCTCCCCGGGGAGCGCGCCCGCCGCTTTCGACGGGATGAGCGAGAGCGGACCGCGGTCGCGTCCCGTCATATCGAGCCGCCGCCGCGCGTGAAGTCCGGGAGGACGCGACCGTGATCGGCGTCGAGGCATGCCCAGAGATGGAGAACCGCGCGGTGGAGGTTCACGTAGCGGTCGGCGGTAGGCCAGACCTCGTAACACTCCATATCGTCACCGATCCATGACCGTTTGACGGCCGCGAGGTCGACGCGCGCCGGTAGTCGGCCGTCCTGACGGGAGACGGAGACGTGACGCCAGAGACGGCCGTCCTCCTCGACCGCCTGCGAAACGATGACGCGGAGATGCTGGCGGCGCGCCGCGACTCCGTCGCCCCGGACCTCGACGAGATGCCAGCCGCGCGGCGTCGTGCCGAGAGGGAGCATCATCGGCGGTTGCGCGTTCCTTTCGCCTGTCCGTGGTGGCGTCCGGTCCCGGAGCGCGTCGGGATGACGGTCGAACGGTTCGCGATCCCCGGGTACTTCGCCCGGACCTTCGCGTACACCTTCCGCTTGTCCGCCGCCGAACCATGCTGCTGCACGCGAGCAATCGCGTTGCGGGCGCGGCCCGGAGTGTTGACCGGGTACGCCTTGCGCGACGGAATCGCGAACGTCGAGGGACTCATCCGAGATCGTTTCATTGGCGTTGCTCCCTTCGTTCGGCGCGCGAGCCGTGCGAGACCGCGCGCTCCAGTAGCTCGACCACGGCGCGGGCGACCGGGAGACCGAGGACGATCGTCGACTCCCGCCGCCAGGCGGGGACCTCGTCCTCGCCGACGATCTCGACGAGGTCGACGTCGAGCGCGATGCCGATCGAGCCGTCGTCGTCGACGATCACCGCGCAGCGGACCGGACCGTCGACGTCGATCGTCATCGGGGCGCGCAGCACCGCGGCCCGGTTGAGACCCTCGACCGGGACGCGCCGAATCGGAGAATGCCGACCGCGTCTCACGCCTCGACCTCCGTCGTCCCCCGGATCGCCTTCCCGGTCGCCTTGAAGACGAGCGCCGCGACGTCAGAGTCGAACGTGTCGCAGGTGACGTCGACCGTCGAGCCGCCGTCGAGGAGCACGCGGTACCTCCGGACCTCCCGCTCGACCTCGTAGCCGTGATCCCGCGGGACGAGGCGGAGCTTCGCGACCGATCGCTCCGACTCCGGACGCTCCGGGCGACTCCGCTCTCGATTCGGCGTCATCGGCCGGAATCCGTCGAGATACGGCCCGATCTGCACGGC